ACTCTTGCGCACGAGTCCATCCACCTTCATCTTGAAGAGATTGGAGCATGTGATTTGCACGGCCCGACGTTCCAGGCGCTCGCCGACAAGGTGTGTTCAATCCACGGCTTCGACCGGCTGACGTTCTGACGTTCTGATGTCTGGCTGGCTCATCGCCCTGACAGGGGTAATTTACGCGGCTATTTCGATCGAGCAGTTCGCAAAGAGCAACCCAGCAATGGGGATAGTTTATGCGGGCTATGCATGGTCGAACGCCGGATTGTGGTGGATGGTAAGATGAATGCTCCCGAGATCGCAACCAAGGCCGCCGAGCTCGTCGGCGGGGACCGGGCAGAGCAGCACGGAGACAAGGAAAAGACGTTCAGCAGGATTGCAGCCTATTGGACGACCTACATACAAAACCGCCCAGATCCTGCGGCGCCGATCAGCGCCATGGACGTTGGGTTCATGATGGCTGACTTGAAGAAGGCTCGAGCGCAGGGCGGCGCTATGAACGCGGACGATTTCGTTGATTTCGTTGGATACGGTGCTTGTGCCGGCGAGATCGCTCTTAAGGCTTATCGCCGCTAGCCTTCCTCGCGAACTCCTGCGCCTGCTTCTTGACTTCCTCTTGGGTCAGCAATTCAGGGCGCAACCTGCGGCTAGGCAGGTCGTCCCAATAGAAATAAACGCTGGGCGTTCCGTCTGAGAATCTGACTTCGAAGCTGCCGCAGTCGGGCACGATCGAATGTCGGATGATGCGGACGGTCATCAGGGCTAGGGGCTATCTCGGTAGCCGCGGCTGAAGTTCCGGATCCAACTCGGAGCATCCGATCTCGTTGCAGCTAAGCGTGACATACCCGCCTATTGCAGAGCTGCTGTCGGAACGACGCTCGCCGCTTTGCCTGTTGATCTCGCCACGCTGATAGATTTTCACAGTGTGCGGATCGCGCACGACCGTCACCAGTCCATAGGCACTTGTGCTTCCGTTCGTAGATTCAATGGTCACTTCTGACCGCCCTGGAGACAAGCCAGTGAAGGCGATGATATGATCGCTTTTGGGAATTGCCGTCACCAATAAATCATCTTTAATATGGACCGATTTAATCGGCTGAGGGAAGTAGATCTGCGTGGTGTCGCCGAACTTCAAGATGATGTTGCCGTTCTCAGGCGCGGGAGCAACGCCCTGCGTCAGTACATCTGCGCTGGTCACGGGTCCTTGATGTTCCTGAGGAGGTGGTCCGCGGCGGTTCTGATCTTGAGCCAGAGCCGGGGCGGAGAGTATGGCGGTTGCGCAAAGGGCCAAAGGCAGGGCCGGCCTTAGAAACATCATGGAAAAAACTCCCCTAAATCAATAATGGCTCAGAATGTCACAACTTTTGTGGGAATTCCAGCCTGGTAAAACGATGGGCGGTGTTAGCGTAATAACGACTCTTTCCCTGCCTCAGGGACAATGTGGAAGCCTTCCACTTCCTGGGGGACTGCGCAATCCCTCTGCGGCGTAACGCTCCGCTCGCGTTTGCCAAAGCTGGTCCCGTGTCCGGTCCCTGCTTGGCGGCCTCTATCTCGCTCCTTGCCCACGTGCGGTTATACTATTTCCGCGAATTGAGTATAACTGGCGGTGACTGCTCACCACCATTGAAGCCTATGCGAAGCGGGCCGGGCTTGATACCGGCTCCATGGCCATGGGACTAGTCTGGATGAACGCCCCGCATTCCGGGTTCGTATGCAGCAGGCGGCGCCGCCCGCTGGCTTCGATTTTCGCGCTCTCTCAGCTTTCGCCGCGTGTCCTTCCACGCTGCCGCTTCGCATAGGCCACATCACTATTCGGTCATCATCGAAACTGAGCTTTGAGCGCGGCAACATAAGCGGTCTGGTCGGCTTCGACGGCGCGGCCACGCAAGCGCTCTATTTCGTCGGCAGCCTCCAGCATCATTTCCCAGGCACCGTTCTGAATGCTCGGGCCACCCCGATTATTGACATGATCGCGAAGCCGCTTAACGATATCCCCGCCCATCAGGACTCTCCATTCGAAGGCAAAAGTCCCCCCTTGGGGATCGGCGGCACACCAGACCGCAGACCGAGGCGGTAAGCTTTTGATGACACAGTGTGGGACTTTTTGCCGATTGCTTTTGCGATCTGCGTGAAGTTCTTGCCGGCGGCAATGCCGTCTCGGAGCGTCTGTACCTCCTCAGGCGTCCAATGTGGCACCTTGGATTGTCCCACATGCGATCGGCCATGCCAGATATCGCTTATGGTGCCTTCAGACACGCCGAACTTGGCTGCGAGCTGGCATTGGGTCTGGAATCCTCTGGCTTCTCGGATCGCCTTAACCTGCTCGGGAACAAGACGGCGTACATTGCCACCGCGATGGCGAACCAAGGTGCCGTGCTTACGGCAATCTTCTAAGTTCTCGGCCTGAGTTTTCCAGGCTAGGTGATGCGGGTTAACGCACCCATCATGGCCGCAACCGCATTCATGCGCAGCGGTATGCTTCGGAGTTGGAGGATCGCCATGCGCGACCTTGCACATAAGGCGATGCGCCCAATGCTCGCCGTCGAAATTGATCTGGCCTCGGCCATGTTTGTCTCGAGAGAACGGCCAGATTAGGCACCAGTCTTTGTCTGGATAATTGGCGTGCGCCAATATCCATCTGTATGCCCTTCCTTCGCCTTTCACCTGCACTTAAAAATCTCCTGTGTTTGATAGGGGGCGGCGAGTGACCTTGCCTCACCGAGCAGCCCCTACGAAAGGGCCTCGTAGCAGTAATCATTCTTGGCCGGCTCCCAAGAGCACTTCTCACAGATGATCCGCTCGTTGCCATCGTTGTCCTCGCAGCGCATCAGCCGCTCTCTCTTGCAGTTTGGACAGTCGCCGCCGGTATAGTCTCCGTAGACCCACCAGCGCTTCTCTGGCTCCTCGATCACGGGAAGTTCCGATGCGGAAATTCTCCCGACTCCGCTAGCGGGCCATAGAGAATAGAATTTTCACTTTTCGCCAATTGCATGACGAAGATATGCTCTGTAACTTTGAGATGAAGCCCGAACTTCATGGTCGATAGGTAGCATTCGGCGTCAGTCTGGCGCGCGAATTGGAGGGCCTTGTTGGCGTCTCGCATCCAGCCGTGAACCGGATTCCACCAGCGTACCGGATTATTGTCATCCTCCGGCCATTCGATTAGCCAAGCGCTGGTTCTCTCAGTCATTTTCCGATCTCCGCGTTGCGCGTCGCTTCAATTGCGGCGCTGGCCTCTTCAAAAATGTGGTTAGCGCGAGGAATGCTTCCATCATCCCACTCCTCTAGCTCAATCCCATGATGACGCTTCGCCAGTTCGCGCCGCTTTTCCCAAATCGCCTTAGCAACCATTTCGACAGTCTCTGTCATGATGCTCTCCCCGCCTCACCGTGGATGCCCTAGCGAAGGGATTATCCAGTGGTTCACAGGCCACCACCCTTCGTCGTTCCAGTAGCCGTAGACGATGTGAAGGCCATCTTCGTCTTCTTCGGTCTCATATCCCCAAAGCCTCATCGAATTGTCAGCGCGTCGAGATTTGCCATTGTCTCGTCGTGGCCAGGCAGTTTGTGGTTCAGGGTGGCTTTCGTGGCCTCACACATAGTCGTGAGGATCTGTCCCGCGTCGTTCAGATCCAACCACCTTTCGTGTGCTTCTTCGCGCATGTCTTGGGTTGGCATCTTCAAAATAGGCGCCTCGAAATAGGTGAGGCGATTGTAGCCGCTTTCTTCCCCAAGCCTTTTTACGGCCAGCATGTACCGCTCGGCGGCGGCGACAAGTAGCTCAACCCGTTGTTCTCTATTTTCGGTCGCCATCTGACACATCCTATCGTGGCCGCCCTGCAATCCGCAGTATGGGCAAAGTTTCATGGGTTGCTCACTGTCCTCGTCGCAATTGTTAAGCCCCGCCATTTGACGACAGGGCGGCCTTCGCGGCGTTGCAGGCCATGCCAATCTCTAGCATCAGAGACGTGGGAGGCGCTGTCTCGCATGCGGCGACGAATTGGTTTAAAGCGCTGCGGAGCGTCTGGGTCTCGGCCATTACAAACTTCATTAACCTGTCCGCGTCGTCAGCTATGGTCTTGTCGTCCCACTCGCCGGCGGCTTGTTCCTCAACAAGGTCTCGGCACCGATGCCACAGCCCGTTCTTGTCGTTGCTCATAGGGTGTTCCTCGCTCCTCACATCGCACCAAGACGCGCCGCCTCGCGCGCCATGAGGTAGGGCAGCGTCTGCCGGCGATCCGTTGCCCAGCTCGGCCGCACATAGGTCTCGGCGCTGTCTCCCATCTCGACCAGGTTGGAGAGGGCGTGCCCCTTGGGGCTGTCGGCGCCCTCGACCTCGCGGCGCTTGATCATGGCCGCGCGGGTGGCCGGCCAGCCTGAGAACACCTCAGGAACATTGTGCGCCAATTTTGCACCACTTTCGGTGCATGTTCGCTCATCGTTCATGCATTCCCTTGCACCTTGTCGTGAATCTGTCATGTGTTAGCTCCTTGAATTAAAGGGGAATTTCCTTGCTTAGATGGTTTCGCGCTTTCCTGCCCAAGGATTGCGCTAATTCAGCTAAGCAGTTGCGGTGATTACGTTTTCTTCCTTTGCCTGCTGCGACTGCGCACTCTGTGCATCAATTTCAGCGTAGTGCGGCAGCTCCGGCCCGGTGAGCAAATCCGTCAGTTTCGGGTTCTTGATCGCGTGGCCATAGGTCTTCAGAACCTGTCCGGCGTCAGCCCAGCCGCCGAGCCACGCCACCGTCACAACGTCCACCCCACGCCGTAGTAGGCCCGTAGCGAAGCCGTGGCGGCAGCAATGCGGCGTCAGGAGCTTGATGCCGGCCTTCTTGCAGGCGGTCTTCCAGGCGTCCTTGAGTGAGCTCAGGCGCCCATAGATGAACACGCCGCGGCCCTCGACCCGCTTCAGGTTGGCGAGCGCGACGACCAGCGTGGCCGGCAGGTGCGCAACCCGCTCCTTGCTCAGCTTGGTCTCGCGGATCAGGACCGTCCGCCTCTCCAGGTCGATGTCATCCCATTGCACCGCAATGGCCTCGCCAGGCCGGGCGCCCGTCAGATACATGAACAGGACCATGGCGCCGAGATGCGGCTTGGCCGCGGCCCGGAACTTCGTGACCCACTCCAGCGTGGCCGGCTCCTTGACCTTGGCGTCTTCCTCGTACCGCTCGACCGTCAGCCGGGAGCAAAGCTTCGACCGCGCCGCGTGGTTGATGACGGCGATCGTGGGCACAATCACCAGCCGGTTCAGGCTGGCATTGCCGACGTTCGGGTATAGGTCCTTTGCCATCAACTGAACCGTTCCCTCTGAGACGTCCTTTACCAGCGTTCCGCCTAGGTACTTCTCGATGGGCTCCAGGAACGTCGTAGACTTGCCGGCGGCCCGGTATATCTGTGCTGCTCGAGCGAACGTCAGGATTGCCTCTGGTCCATCGAAATGACCTTTCCAGTGGCCGGACTCGATTTCGGCAACCTGGCGCGCCGCGATATCTTTGTCCGCGGTGTGGAGCGAGACGTTATAACGACGTCGCTTACCAGTCGGGCCAATTGTTCCGCGGCAATAGTAGACCCCTTTACGCCGATAGAGCTTAAGCGGCATCGTTCCCCCTCGCGAATTGCAGCTTTGATCCGGCCGACGTCGGCAACCTCAAATCGTTTATTCCGACCGATCGGAACATAGAACGGCAGCCCGGCACTATCCACCGGGTTCTCTGCAAGCCAATACTGAAACCAGCGCTTGGACACACCAAGCTCGGCCGCCGCCTGAGCAAGGGTGAGCATTCGATTCATGACTGACTGCTCTCCATGTTTTTAGTGACTTGGCGGTCTGCCGGAGGGAGGGCCGAACGGTCGAGCTCGCGTTCTCGGACTTTCTCGAATGCCCATTTCGGCGCAACGTAATCGCCCCTGCGCCAATTGCAGGGGCCGCAA